GGAGGAGCACGGGGCCTCATCCAGAGAGAACTTGAAGAAGGTCTCCTGTTGATGTACGAGTCCAGACCTGGGAAGGTCGTGGAAGTACGGGGTCCGATTGTGCCTACGTTCGGAGAGGTGTTGCGCAGAGCAGAGACGAGTCCAAAGGACGTCATGGTCTCGGCCGTTTTAGAGCCATTGAAATGTCGGTTGATCACCAAGGGTGATACCTACAGAATGTGGCTCTCGCGATACTACCAGAAAGCGCTTTGGCGCTATCTCCAGAACTTTCCTCAGTTCGTCGCAACGTCCCGGCCGTTGGAACCGCTTGATATGATCACACAGATTTTGGACATGGAGAAGGCCCTTGGGCTTCCATGGAGAGGTGCGGTGAAGTGGGTCTCTGGAGACTACTCAGCCGCGACAGATGGAGCGGACATACGACACACGAAGGCGGCCTTTGAGGCGTCAATCGCGTGTGGTTTGTTCAACTCCGAGAACCCCCCCACACAGGGGGCGCTGGATGTGCTACGGTCCGTTCTTTACGAACAGACGGTGCACTATCCCGCAAAGTTTGGCATTCCCGCTTTCCAGCAGGTGAGTGGCCAACTTATGGGTTCTACTCTCTCGTTTCCTATTCTCTGTGTACTTAACGTGGTCTGTTACTGGATAGCCTTTGAGCGGTATTTTGGTGAGGAGTTCCTGTTGGAGCTCCTCCCTGTGCTCATTAACGGAGACGATATTTTGTTTCGTGCCGATGATGAGTTTTATGCCCTCTGGCAGTCCGTAATCGTGGAAGTAGGTTTTGAGCTTTCTCTGGGGAAGAATTATATTCATCCCACCCTGTTGACTATAAATAGTCAGATGTACCGGTTCAACCCGAAGGATGGTCTTTTGACCAAACTGGGGTTCATGAACACGGGTCTGTTAACAGGCCAGAGCAAGATCACCGGTCGGGAGACGGCGAGAGCCGCCCCACTTTGGGACTACTTCAATGAGACCATTGCTGGATGTTTGGATCCTGAGCGAACGAAGAAGCGCTTTGTCCATTACCACCGAGCTCGGATTGAGGAGTTGACTTTGAAAAAGTACAATCTCTTCTGTCCTTTTGAGCGGGGTGGCTTGGGCTTCAATTGTGATAGGCTCGACCCCAAGGGGGAGTACTACACAATGAGACAGCGTTGTCTTGCCACCTTCCTAAAGAAGGAGCTACGTTCGGATCCCGGTGCAATCCAGAAGTTAAGTTTAGTGTCAGATCGCAAGCGGACCATACACACGCGCTGGCGCGGCGTTCCGGAGCTGGAATTGAGCTCTCGGTTCGGGCCGCACACACGGGGATTGTTTGATGTAAGAGAAGAGAAGTCGGTGATATTGCCGCCGTTAGCGGAAGTCTTGGACCCTGAGCGACCGGAACTTAAAGTTCGGTACTTCCGGGGATCTCTGTTGAAGAGATTCGAGACTGAGCTGAAAGCCGGGACCCTGAGGCCCATGGCTGCTGGCAATATAAGACATTTCCCTTACTCGGTACAAGAGCGCTCGAGTTACGCGCCGCAGGGTCGGGATCCACAAGGAATCCTCGACCCACCGATGTTTGATCGGTACTTGCGGTCGTGTGGCCTCTGAGTTGGCCGGTACATGCAAACAATCTACAACCACGGGGGTTGAGGGGTTGAGTCCCCGAGTCACTCAGCCGGCGAGCAGCCGGCATTGGGTTCATGCGTTTGAAGGTCCAAAACGGTGTTCCAGTGCAATCGTCTCTAGTCAATTCGGTTCGTTGGAAATTAAAACTTCCGTACGAAACAAATCGTCAAGAGACTGCACGGCACCCCACTTCGAATAACAAGTTCAGTTAACCGAGACACCGCAGGCGTAGCCCGGCTAATCTCACAGACTTCTGCAAATACTGGGTAAATACCAGCCGACCGACTTCCGCCGGCCAGCTGGAGGGTGTTTCGAAACAACCGAGTCCTCCTACGGGAGGGCGGCGTTGAACGACCCTGATAACTTATAGTGCAGAGACCAGAGGTCTACTTGAACTTGAAGACAACATGCGAGCGATTCTCTGTAAAGGCCCCTCAGTAGAGGCATCCCTGACAGAGAGTTCGTGCTCGAGCATGTAGAAGTGTAACGCATGGATGTACAGTCCGCCCGGTTCAGGCGGATCCAATACTTGAACCAATGACTCAGAATAACAAGAAAGCATCGAAGAATCCTGCGCCCCGCTCGGGCAAGCAGGTGAGGAGTGGCCCCCCCAAGAGGGGCCGAAACGCGCGTAAGAGTAAGCGCAAGACGGGTGGTCGGGTTAAGTTCCAGGGGCATGCCCTTTTCGGAACCTACTCCCATCAGTCCAATGTCGAGTCGATGCCTGCGGCTTTTGACACCATCCAGGGGAACTGCACTTTCGTGTCAGGTCCCAGCCGGGTGAGTCATAAGCAGACCGGTCTCATGGGTGTCCAGCTTTTTGGCTGTCAACCCCTCTACGACATAACGACCGATGGTACTACAAGCGGGTGTCTGGTCAACAGCACACTCGCCGAGTATATCACCGCCAATCTTGCTCCTCTGTCACCTGACAGTTTGAATGGTCCACTTGCCGCCCAGGCCAACCTGTACGATCGCTTCGTTTTCCGGGATGTTCTAATTGAATATTCCTCAAACGTTGCTACTAGTCAGGCCGGCTCGATGGCCATGGCAATTGTTCCAGATGGTAATACGGCCTCACAGGCCCCAACTACCTTCTCGACCACTCGGCAATGTAATCCTTCGATCACATTCCCATTCCGTCATGACAAAGCTTACCTCCATTACCATTACTCAGGTGAGGAACTCTACTACAATCGCTATGACAGTGCTACCACTGCGGGGACACGCCTGACGAACCAAGCCACAATGTGCTTTTATCCGTCCGCCAGCTCCATTGGAGCCATCTCCCAGGGTTTCACTAACATCTGGTATGTAGTCGAATTGTACGGTCCTGTCTCTACACAGGGATTCTCCGTCACAGTCTCTCGCACCGAAAGAGACCTCGTTGAGGGTTACCTCAAGAGGCTCCGTCTCGGTGCTGATGATCGTGACGATGTAATCAGTGTGAGTTCGACCCGTTCCCTCCCGCGCCGAGCCTAAGCTCCTCCTCTATCTTCCGTCCTGGATTACGACGATAAACTGATCCCACTGTGAATTCCGAACGATTTGTCGTGGAATATGCAATCCAAACTACCTCTTAAGGTGATCCATTGGTGTCATTGGTCGGGGAGAGAAATCTCCCTTGACCGAAACTCCTTTGTCGAACTGGCCTTTTGGCATAAAGTTCTCACCGAGAAGTCTATCCGCCGTCTCCCAAACTCCTTATCAATCTCGCTTGTCCAGTCCCTTGTGGGACAGATAGCCAGATCAATGAGTCAGGTTGAAGTCGGTTCGTTAGACAGTCTCAAAAAAGATTGTTATGTTGATCGCATTTGGTCTGAACCATGGCCCAAACCTTCACAGTGTACAGCGCTTCCCGCGCACCCAGAGCTTTCTTTCTCTCCCTCCCCCCAAACAAACATGAATGATGATAATCAGATGAGTGATTGTCCGTTACACCCTACGAATACCTTTCCTCGCCCAACTCGGGCTCGAGGGATTACTTCTAGGTGTTATGGTGCCACGAGCTTAACCGCTGTGGATCGCACTAAGACCACTAGCTCCTTCGATAAGAGCCAGATCGTCC